AGGAGATAGTCGGTCGAACAGTTGGCTTAACAGTGGGTTTATTGACAGGACTGTACTCAATAGTACCTACGTCACCGTTGTCTCCGGAATCCGAATACTTGTCTGGCTTGCTTGCTACAGGCGCTACAGGCTTTTCAGACTCAACGGCAGCAGGCTTGTATCGCTCAGCAGTTTGCCCGCTTTCCCGAGCCGCTTCAGCCGCAGATTCCCTAGCAGCTTTGCCTCGACCAGCACCAAGCTTCTCATAGGCTTCCGACCCAGGCTTGTCAATGTTGCCCATCATCAAGCGTTTAAAGAAGCCTACAGGCTCGTCTTTAGAAGCTTTAAGGCCAGCAGCTTTGTCAGCAGCATCGCTTTCATAAGCAGCGTCTGACTTCTCACGGGCAATCTTCTTGTCAGGAGTGTCAGTACCCCGGCCTATAGCGCCGTCATACTCATCCATGATTTCACCGCCAGAGGCAAAGCGGCGCTTAATAACTCCACCCCTCTTCTTGCTATCAAGACCCATTGGCGGCTCTTTCATCTTGCCACCTGAACGGCGAAGCTTCTCTTCTGTAAAGATTTCAGCGTCCCGTGGGTCAGGCTTAGGAGGAGGAGGGGGGGTGTATTTAAACCGCCCCTGCTTCTCAGGAACATACTTCTTGTTTGGATTTTGGCCGTCCGGGGCATCCCCCGTCATTGCATTTACAGGTTTTGCCATGATAGTCCTTAGCAGCCGCCGCCAGATTTCATTTTGATCTGCGTTGCTTTTGTCTTGCCTTTACGAGCAACCCCATCAGCCTCTTTGGTAAATCCACCCTTAGCCATACCAACCATCTTCATGCCCATTTTGGGCTTGCCCTTAGCTTCTACAGCTTTCCCAGCTTTTTTAAACTGAGCAAATGGGTTAACACCTTTGGTAGCCATAGTATCACCGCCTTTAGCGAACTTGCGGCCTTTGTCAGCAGCGCTGAAGTCTTGGCCTACAGATTGAGGAACACCCACCTTCTTAGCAAAGGAAGGGTTGTTGGCAATAGCCGCCATGAAGTTATGCTGCTTTTTGCTTGTGCTAGGCATTACTTGTCTGCCTTATTCTCAAGCCGATCAAAGATTTTACCTAGCATGTCTTTGATTTCCTTAAGGTCTGACCGGTAGTCGTCCCGCGTGACATAAGTCTTGGGTAGCTCAACAGACAGTTTAGACAAGTCTTCTTTCAAATCCTTGACCGCTGTCCAAAGCTCACGGGCCAGCCATCCAAAGACAGCACTAGAAACGCCCAGTCCTACGTTAATAAGGTGCTGGGATTCCATGCTTTATCCGTAAACTACCGTGACACCTATTGGGACAACCGCTACTGCGGTGTACCAAACTCCGTTAGGGAAGAGAATACCTTCCCCCGGCAAGATGACGTTAGTAAGATTGGAGTTAGCGCCCGTGTCAATTTCCAGCAGGAGATTCCCGCCAGAAGCGTCAAGGAACTTAGCCGCTCCGGCCCCCGCACCGCCAGCAATGATCACTGACTTTATACGGATTCGGCCTGAAAGCAAAGCTTGATTAGTCTGAGCCCCACCAGTATGAGTTGACTTTACATCAGTTTGCATCATGGCAATGCTCCCTGTTTAGCTTGCTGCGCCATAAGTACCGTCAGCATTGCGCACCGTGTAAATCAACACCAGAGTCCCAGCACCAGAAGTGGCAGTGACGTTAGCTTGCGTGAAGGTGATGACCGCGTCAGTGGTTCCGACGTTGTTACACAGAACAGCCGCAGCAGCGTTGTTGTTGCCCAACAGAAGAGCAACCGTGCCGGTGTTCGTGAACACACTGCCGTTAGCTGCGGTGTTAATAGCTGTGCCATTAACGAACAACGCATACGTCGGGGTGGTGGTTGCGTAGGCAACAGTGGTGATGAAGAACGCCTGCATGATCATTGACCCGGCAGGGATCGTGAACGCAGAGGTTCCAGCGGTAATGTCGGTGTACAGAACAGCTTTAGACTGCGTACTGACAGTAGTACCGACGTTACGGATCAAGCCTGCGGTCGTGCCGGTCGTGTCTTTGACAGTACCGAGCAGCCAGGGGCCAAGGTGGGTAGCTACAGCCATTTTTAGTGCCTCACATGCGAGTTAAGTACATCAATCTGCATGTCGCCCGACCGGAGCGGTTTGATGTACCGGGGGTCCGGTAAGTGTTTATAGCACATGCGTTGGGGGAATGCAAGGGGTTTTCTTGCGTGTGGCTAGTAATTTCTCCCTCCACGCTGGATCAGCCCACAAAGCTTTTAGGCGCACTTTGCTGGACGCAGCACGGGGCATACCACCGCACGTAGGGCAACCTGCCCCATTCTTCCGTAGCTGCGCAGAGTACTGAGAGAACACGCCGTGCGTAGGGCAAATGATGCCTTCGATCCGATTCAGCGCCCCTGTGTACACCGCATTGCTAAAGTCATACCGCTCCTGTACTTCCACGGGAAACTTGGCTAGCACTGCTTGGAAGGCTGCTGGAACCTGCTCCCGTGCGTTGCGCTTCATGGTTGCCCTAGCGATCTCCAAGCCTTCAGGGGTAAACGTGCGTGGGCCTTTCTCGACTCCGCGCTGGGTGTCTCCGATCTTTTTGCGGACTTCTTCACTTACGGTCTGGCCGAAGCGGTAGTGCTCTGAACCTGCGTGTTTGCCTTTCCGATTTACGCTTACTTTTGCCTTGGATTCTTCAGAATGAGCTATTCCTGTTCGCATCCCTATTGCGTCTGTGTTGACGTTATAGCACTCTGCCTTACCTACATGCACATGCAAATACGTGTTCTCGTGACCAAACGTAGTAGCCCCTTCGGGCACAACCTCTAACACTTCAAACACAAAGGCATCTGCGCCATGCTTGTTCCATGAGGCTTGCAGATGCGGGTTCTTGTGTGCCCCGCGTTTGAGGTCGTTCTTGTGTTGCCACATGCGGCGCTCAAAAGATTCGGCGCTACCTATGTAGTACTTGCCGTTTACCATGTTCGTGATCTGGTAGATGACTGCCATTTGATGCTCGCTACAAAGCTAAGGAGTCATCAGTGTACACCGATACGAGCTACAAGTCAACAGGCGTGAAAAAGGCCCCGAAGGGCCTTTTAAGTAGGGTAAACCCCTGCTTTTAGGACGAACCAGGGCTTCCGTACATGCCAAGCGGGTCCGAAACACCAAAAGAATATCGTTCGCGTGCCTTGTACCGAGTATTCCCGGTGTCAAAGTCACCATCCATGGAAGTTGACAACGGAGTCCGCACAAAGTGCTTCAAGCCGTTAGGAACGTCCGTGGTCAGATACCAGCCGTTAGCGTCGGTCAAGAAGTGATTGACCGTGTAGCCTTCAGGGATCGAGCCGTTGTTCTTGATGGCGTTGATATCGTTGTCGGTCGTGCCAACACGCAGCGACGTTTCCAACAGACGGGTAGCAACGAACATCAGAGCAGGCGGGATGATTAGCTTCTTAGGCTTAGCGGCGATCAGCAACGAGCGCTCATCGGTCCATGCTGCGATTTGAATCACAGCGCTTTCCAGCGAGGTTTCGTTCAGGTCAGCGGCAGTCGCAGGGCGGTTGCTGTTGGTGCCACCAGAGACGAGCGGGTGAGCCGTCGAGAACAGGGACACACCGTCACCATAGACAACGGTCGAGCTAAACCCGTTGTTGATGACAGCAGCAGCCTTGACCTGCTTGGTGTACGCCATACCGCGAGCCAGAGCCTTGGTGTAACGAGCAGACAGGCTGTCGTACAAGTTGTCTTCCATCGCCTCTTCAGTGATGGAGAAACCCAGGGCAATGGTTTCGTGGTTGTAGCGAGCGGTCCAAGCTTCCTGACCATTGTCATAAGCAATGGCAGAGCCTTCGTTCTTCACCGGAGCGGCAGAGAAGCCAGACAGCTTGGTTTCCTCTTCAAAGCTACGCTCCGAAGTTTCCGTCTCGTAGATTTCCTTATGCTCTTCGCCGTAACGAGCATACTCCAGACCAAACAGTGCGTTCAGTCCAGGCAGGAGTTCTTTAAGTAGTTGTGCGCGTGAAATAGCCATGATTTAGCTCCTTAAGCGACAGCAGTGCCAGCATAATACTTGTGCAGACCAAAGTTGATCTTAGCAAGGATTTCTGGGTACTGGGTGAAGACGATTGTGGACGAAGCAGCAAACGCAACAAGCGGAGCAGCGTTCAACACAACGGTGGTAGAGTTTGTCAGTGATGCAACATAAGAACCACTGGCAATGTACTGACCGTTAGCAGCCAACGAACCAACGTCACAACCAACCATCGGCGTACAGTTCAACGCAGACACGGTAACCGTAGCAGTGGAAATACTACCGTAAGTAGCAGTACCAAGCTGGATCGCAGTATCCGGCACCAGACCCATAACACGGATCGGCAGAGCAGCCGTCAGAGCAATGGAAGTGTCAGCCAGCACAGCGTTAGCCGAGTTGCCGGTGTTGGTGCTGCCAGTGTTGTTCACCGCAGCCAAGTTCTGACCAATCATAGCCCGTGCGCCAGAAGCGATAACAGTGGTGCCAGACACCATTGCCACGCGGAACACAGCATCCGGATCGTCCGAAACAATAGCAACCGCGTCACCAGCCAGCGTCGAAGCGGGCCAATATTGCGAGAACTGCTTTTGCTTGGTGATCGGGTTGGTGAACGAACAGCCAAGGAACACGCCCATCAACGTACCGACAACACCAGTCGAAACGGTAATGCGTTCCAAATTACCACGAACCAGCGTAACAAAATCTCCGTAGAAGATGTTGGTAGCGTAGCCGTAGGTAATTGGAAGTTCACGGGTTGAGCCCGCAAAGACCTGACCACCAATCAAGTTGATTGGCTTTAGCCCGTAGGGGGCGTCAATCGTAGGGTAAGCCATATAAGACTCCTAAGTTAAGTACCTTTGCCAAAACTAACCTTGCTGCTTCGCTCTTTGAAAAGCGGCATACGAGGATCGTTTTCGCGCATGAAGTTATTGTCAATCGAGTTCATCTGGGTATCAGTCTGCTGCTGGTAGTACGCAGCACGCTGTTCCATGAATTCCTTGGGGATTTTGCAAAGCATGAGTCCACCGACCTCAACACTGTCAGGATAACGCCCGCGAGCGCTAGCCAAGATGCCAAGTTCTGGGTGATCTACTGCCCTGACGGGTTCCCAACCTTCGCGGAGCTTGCCGGAAATGTTCATGGGATCATCAGTACCTAACGTACTAACACGGACCCATCGGAAGTCATAACCCGGAAGGGGGTTAGGACTAGGGAGCTTCTCTGGAGGTGCCCAACTTTTGGGACGCTCAAAGACGGCACGGGTATCGAGTTCTCGGGTAAGTCTGTTATCAGCCATTCTGTTTCCTTAAGTCTGCCGCAACCTGCTTAGCATAAGCTTCCAATGGAACGCCCAGCCGCTTGGCGATGTTCACTTGTGATTGAGTCAGCACGATTTTGCGCGGTGCTGTACTACGGGTAGCAGAT